CTGGTAGGCTTCGCTTGTGCGCCTCGACGAGCTTGGTGGCCCCGGGGTTGGTGCCGGCGATGACCACGCTTGTCTTGCCGCTCACGGCGCTGGTGACGCTCGCGCCGCAGGCAGTGAGGAGCCGCGCCGCCGCGTCCCGCTCGTGCGCCGCGACCGCGTCCGGGTCGAGGGCCGTCAGGTAGTCGAGCGCCGCGCCGAGGCCGATGCCGCCCGCGATGTGCGGCGTGCCCGCCTCGAACTTGTAGGGCAGCGCGTTCCAGGTGGTCTCGGCGAAGGTGACGCGGTCGATCATGTCGCCGCCGCCCTGGTACGGGATCATGGCCTCGAGCAGCTCGCGCCGGCCGTAGAGCACGCCGATGCCGGTGGGCCCGTAGACCTTGTGGCCGCTGAACGCGTAGAAGTCGCAGCCGAGGTCCTGCACGTCCACGGCCGCGTGGGGTGCAGCCTGGGCGCCGTCGATGCACACGGCAGCGCCCACGCTCTTGGCCAGCTGCACGAAGCGCTTGGCCGGCAGGATGGTCCCGAGGGCGTTGCTGACGTGGGCGCTCCGCAAGGGCAGGGCGGCAATCTTCGCCGACTGCGGACTTGGAAAGACCCCTATGCAACTGGCGTGGGCCTCGAACATGGCGCGGCATACCGGGGGGCGGGTGCTGGTGTTGACCCCGCTTGCGGTGGCCAACCAGACCATACGCGAGGCGCATAAATTCAACATTGACGCCGCCCGATCAACCATCGGGACCCTTCCGAGTTCTCAAATCGTGGTGGCCAACTACGAACGCCTGCACTACTTCAAGCCGGAGGACTTTTCCGCCGTGGTGTGCGACGAGAGCTCCATGCTGAAGTCGTTCAACGGCAAGCGGCGGGCGGAGGTCACGGAGTTCATGCGGTGTATCCCGTACCGCCTGCTTTGCACGGCGACCGCCGCCCCGAATGATTACGTGGAACTGGGAACGTCAAGCGAGGCCCTTGGCGAACTAGGCCACATGGACATGCTGAATCGGTTTTTTAAGAACGATCAGAACACCAGCGACACGCGGCTTTTGAAGCGGCAACCAATCTCCCAAGGCGGCCCGAAAAGCGCCGGGTGGAGATTCAAGGGCCACGCTGAAACGCCGTTTTGGAAATGGGTTTGCTCGTGGGCGCGGGCGTGCCGTAAGCCATCGGACCTCGGATTCTCCGATGAGGGTTTTGTGCTGCCAGAACTGATCGAGCGTGAGCATGTTGTCGAGACGCGCACATTGGGCGAAGGGATGCTGTTCGCCCTGCCAGCAACCAATATGCGAGAGGAGCGCGAGGAGCGCCGCCGCACGATTCAAGAGCGATGCGAAAAGGCTGGTGAACTGGTGGACAAGTCAGAGAAATCCGCCGTCGTGTGGTGCCACCTGAACGACGAGGGAGACTTGCTTGAGGACATCATCCCCGACTGCCGCCAGATTGCCGGATCAACACCCGATGACGAAAAGGAAGAGTTGTACGAGGCTTTCGGCACGGGGCAACTACGGGTGCTGGCGATCAAAGACAAGATCGGGGCGTGGGGGTTGAACTGGCAACACTGCCACCACGTTGTGCGGTTCGCGACGCACAGCTATGAGGGGCATTATCAGGCGGTTCGGCGATGTTGGCGCTTCGGGCAAAAGAATCCCGTGGTGGTTGATCTGATTGCCTCCGAGGGTGAGGTTGGGGTGAAGGAAAACTTGCAACGGAAATCGGCCAACGCTGATCGGATGTTCACCGAACTCGTGGCCCACATGAACGATGCCATGCGCGTCGATGGCGTCGTGTACGACAAAAAACCGGAGGTCCCCTCGTGGCTATCTTAGATCAGGTCATCAACGACCGATACGCGATTTACAACGGCGATTGCCTAGAGGTGATGCCGACTTTCCCGGACGGCTCGATTCACTTCTCCATCTACTCGCCACCGTTCGCGGGGCTGTATCACTATAGTTCCAGCACTCGCGACTTGAGCAACTGCCGGGACTACGAAGAGTTCATGGCGCACTACGAGTTTGTGGTGCGGGAGATTCACCGCCTCACTATGCCGGGTAGGTTGACCGCAGTTCATTGCATGGACGTGCCCAGTGGAAACACGGGATGCGACCACTACATCGACTTCCCCGGAGACATCATCCGCCTGCATGAAAGGCTGGGGTTCAGGCTTGCTTCCCCGCGCATCCACATTGCGGGTGAAGAGCATGTCATCCATCCGCGCGTGGCGATATGGAAAGAGCCGCTTGCCGTGCGCAACCGCACACTCACCAAGGCCCTAGCCCACAAGACCATCGTAGAGGACTCGGCAAGCTGCACCGTAGCCGGGGCCGATTATGTGCTGGTGTTTCGCAAGGGCGGGAAAAACCCCGAGCCGATCACCCACAAGCATGGACTCACCCACTACGCGGGCGAGCGCGAGGTGCCCCGCGAACTCCACCGCTACAAGGGCTGGACTGGGAAGCAGACGGAGAACCGCTACTCCCATTGGATTTGGCGTCAGTATGCATCCTGCATTTGGGATGACATTCGCGGTAACACTGGCAAGCGCAACCAGTCTGGTGTCCTTCCATATCGCGAGGCCCGCGATGCGGAGGACGAGAAGCACCTGCACCCGCTTCAGCTTGACGTGATCGAGCGGTGTGTCGAACTGTGGTCGAACCCCGGAGACAAGGTGTTGACGCCATTCCTTGGGGTTGGATCGGAAGCGGCGGGCGCAATCGAGAACGGCCGAAGGGCGATTGGGGTTGAACTCAAGCCGAGCTATTTTCGACAGGCCACGAAGAACCTCGCCATCGTTGCCGAGCGCGGACTTGGCGACAAGGAATTGCAAAGCGGGCTGTTCGACGATCAGGTGCAGGATGACGTGGAAATCGAGGATGAGCCAGCAGAGGCCACCGCATGACCGCCCTAGCCCAAGCCCGCCGTAGGCCACGCAAGCGATGGGATGGTGACCTTTACGTGCTCGACAACACGGTCGTCGGTTCCGTTTCGATAGATAGCTTCGGGCGCGGCTGGTGGGCCTACGGTGCGCTTGAGGATTGGGAAGATACACCGCTTGGGATGCATTCGACGGAAACGAAGGCTCGAAAGGCCGTCGTGGATTGGGTAAGGGAAAACTCATGACGATTGCCCTAGCGCAAGCCCGCGACGAGCAGGCCCGCCTGGGCGAATGGCTGCGCGAGCACGCCGCCTGGCGCGACAGCGACGAGCTGGTGGACGTGCCCGGCCACGGTCGCATGCGGGCGCGCACGGCCTACGCGGGGGCGTGGGCGGGCATGCAGGACTGGATTGGGGAAGAGGTTCTGATTTTGCGGGAGGGATCGGATGGCTAAGCAGCCAATGGCGTTTGCGTTTGGCGGAGGCCTGGACGGCACAGCGGCTCTGATTGAGTTCTACCGCAGGGGCATCAAGCCGGACCTGATTCTGTTCGCTGACACGGGCAACCGGGATTCTGAAAAGCCGGAAACCTATGAGCACGTTGACCGCATGGACAAATGGTGCCAGGAGCGGTTCGGCGTGCCAGTGACAACGGTGCGCAACGACGGTCAGTACAAGACGCTCGAAAACGAATGCCTCTCAAAACACATGCTACCCTCCATCGCCTATGGGTTCAAGTCGTGTAGCGACAAGTACAAGATCCGCCCGCAGGAAAAGTTTTGCTCTACTTGGGCTCCAGCGTTGGAGGCATGGGGGCGGGGTGATCGCGTCATAAAGGCTGTCGGTTACAACGCCAGCGAGCCACACCGAGCAGCGAAGCAGTACGACCCTAAGTACGAGAACTGGTATCCACTGATTGAGTGGGGCATCACCCGCCCGATGGTGCTGGACATTGTAAGAGCGGAGTTCGGATTCCTGCCGCCCAAAAGCGCCTGCTACTTCTGCCCGTCCTCAAAGAAATCCGAAGTGATTCAACTGTCGCGGCAACACCCGGACCTGTTCGCGCGGGCCGTACAGATGGAGCGCAACGCAGCGAGCACATTACAAACGGTCAAGGGGCTGGGAAGGCATTGGTCATGGGAGGAGTTGGTGAAGGCCGACGAATCGCAACTGAAGCTGTTTCCTGAGACGGTGCCGATGCCTTGCGTGTGCTTCGACGGGCAGGGAGACGACGATGAAGAAGACGAAGAGGTGCTGATTCTGCGTGAGGGACGCCATGAGTTGGATTGACGACCTGGACCAAATCGCCAACGCGAACGGATTGCGCTTCACCTTTTCGCAGCACTGCCACTCTGGCATTGCTCAGTTCGTCGCCGATGGCCACCAGTGCGGCTGCAAGCGGTGCAGGGTGCAGCGTGGAGAGCATTGGAATGACGCAACGGAGGAGCAGGCGGCATTGGACTCTGCGGTTGCACAGCGAGAGTTCAAGCGGTGGCTGCGTGACGCGCGATTGCGCGGGAAGGACGAGACGATGGGAGGTGAAGGGTGAGTGAAGTCAAGACCGTGTTGAAGTGCCGGGCTGAAGACACAGTTCTGGTGACCAATTACAGGTCGATTTACAAGCCCGTCGAGTTAGGTGTGGTGACCGGAGTGGAAACACAATGGGATTGCTTCGGGAAGCGCGGCAAGCAGCACCACAACCGCTACGACGTGACGCTGAATCGGCGCTCGGCATCGGGCAATCCGATCACGCTTACCGTGGGCGACGAGGGAATTGTAAGGGTGGTCGAAAGAGGCCCCGCATGAGGACCCC